CCCAATCTTCTGGGGTAATAATGTTTTTAAGAAGCAATTGAGTTCTTAGCATATCACTAAACATTGCTGAGAATCTCTTTCTCAAACGTCCAACAAACTTACTAAATTTTACTTCATCACGAAGTATCTCAGAAGATCTTCCAAGATTAAATCCACCATCTCCTTCTATTCTAGAGATAGGAACATTTAATGACTTGAATAGTTTCTTCTTGAAGTATTCGATGTCCGTGATTTCGCCAAGATTCTGTCCTCCAGGAAGAGTAGAAATTTCAGTTCCACGTCCTCCTTCTCGTCGAGGAAGCCAGAAATCTTCAAGCATTGCCATGTACTTCTTGTCATCTCGAACCTCTCCAGTAGATGCGTCGTATACAAGTTTGTTACGATATCTCATCATCACGTCACGGAGATATTGCTCTGCCTTTACTTTCGGTAGATTACCAACATCAATATAGAAAATTCTTCGTTCTGGAGCACGAGATAATCTGTAGATAACCAGACTATCCTCAATCATTCTAAGTTGATTGAGTGACTTAATTGCCTTATGTAAATATGATAATGTTGACCCCTTGTTCCTATCTACTAATCCTGATGTACAATATGTAATTGAATCTTTAGTAAATTTAATTCCTTGGTCACCTCCCATTGAAGAAGGAGTAGATGTAGGATATACATTCTTCGGAGTATATAAGTAATATTCTTCTAACTCAGGAAACTCATAATCCATTGGATTACTCGTATTAATATTTGATAAACGATCTTTCTCGTTCTTCTTTTGCTTCCTTACATAACGCATTTTTATTGCGTCAATATATCTTAATTCCTGAATTCCCTCATGGGGTTTCTTTATGTCTATTACCTTATTGTAATATAATCTTCCATCAATATACCAATTCCTATAAATTTCATGAGCCTTTGATTGAAAATCTAACAGTTCTAAAATAAACTTAAACTCATCTCTTACCTTTTGCTTAATACCATCACTTGCACTTAAATGATCAAGATTAAGTTCAACAGGACTATCGTTTGAATCAGATACCAAAGTTTCATTTANAATATCTTCAATAGCACTATCACACTCNGGGTGCAATGCCATTTCACGGTATCTTCTAATTAATTCAAATTCTGTCTTATAGACACCTTCAATATCAACGTATTGACCAAAAAAACCACTCGTCAAATAATGGTCATTCCCATCCTCGTTGGAAGGAGGAATGGGAGAGACTATACCTGANGATTGTGGTTCGTTGTCCTCTATCGAGAACCCAAATAACTTAGCCATGATTTATGTTAAGATGCCCTTTATTTCACTATTTATCACACTATTACAGTGCCAGTTTGATCAGATGGCGTACCTGTGCTTGTATTAGAACCTGCAATCCAGTACTGAACTTGGAATGTAACAGTGTATTCTTCAATAGCATCACCACTTTCGTAGGAAAGATCTATTGTAGAAACCTCTGTTGGGAAGATACCATCGAAATAGTATGTTCTTAATGGTTCAAATGTTGGTCCACCACCACTTCCGTCACCAGCTGCAGTACCTGCAGTACCAAAACGACCNTCTGGTGATCTTCCTAACTGATTAACAGTCGCATTACCCATATATGAATTAGGGTTAGAAGGTCCACTAGCATCACTTAACTTACTAATTCCATTCATCCACTGTTCAAATGAAGTTCTAAGTTTGAAATCTTCATCGTTAATAACAGTAACTGTCCAAGTATCAAAGGTTCTGTCACCAGCAACCTTCAAAATTCTTCCTCGAAAAGGAATTTCAACTGGTGTAATTGAAGATGCTGGTAATGCAGCAGTCTTACAAAGAAACTGAAAAGTTTCGTTATCCCAAGCATCTGCATATTTGAAGTCATTGATGTTGACTTCAAACAGATTAGGACGAGCACCGCCACCAGCAAGTCTCGACTTAAATTGGGTAATGGTTTTTAAACTGGCCATTGGTTAATTTTCTCCTATGTAATTAATTATAAAGTTAAACTCTTCCAGTTACTTCCTCAAAACTGACTCCAGTTCTGGTAGCAACGAAAGTTAAAGTAACAAAGTTAATAGACTTAGTGGGTTTCAAGAAGATGTCTGCACGGAATTCATTATTATCGACCACACTAGGAGTGTTATTTGTTTCATCACAGATGACTCGGAAATCAATGAGTCCTCTCTTTGCCTGAACATCTCTTAGATATGGCTCAACCACATTACTGAAGTTTGCACGAGTTATTTCATCGTTGAATTCAAAGAGTTGAGCATTTGCAACTGCTTCAAGTGCTTTTTCAACTGTTAAGAATAGTCTCCTAACATTGATTCTATCAAATGCAGATGCATAACTTAATGCGGTCTTATCACCGTAGAGAAGAATACCAGTTCCAGACTGATTAATAATAGAGTTAATCCTTGACTCATAGAGAATATCTCTTTGAGATTTCTTAGGACTATATGCAAGTTTAATTGCATTATTCAAGACTCCTCGTTGTTGACCAGCAGGAGAGAACCAAGGATATGCCTCGATCTCTGTTCTGACCATCAAACCTGCTACGTCAGCATTACATGGAACATATACAAACTCATTATTAAATCTATCATACATGTACTTATATCCACTATCAAATATTCCATAAGATGATGAATTCAGTGGAGAGAAGAATGAAACAACGTTATTTGTTTGATCTTCTCCTTGAGTTACATTTACAACATCTGATCTATGTGGTGAAATAACCGCCACACAATCCTTTCTAGATTCTGCTATCGCAATAAGTTTATTTGCTTTTGCCTGTGACTCATCTTTAGCACCACAACCTGGTCCCATAATTAGATAATCAACTTCTACTTCATCCGTATTGGAGAATAAGTCATATGCATCTACAAGTGAACCCAAAGTGGCCTTCATTTCAGTACCACCAGAAGCAGCATAGTCAACACCACCACCAAGAGGATAAGTTACATTACCAATTGCATTAAAGATAACTCCTTGAGTTTCTTGTCCCCAAAGACCTCCAGCAACTCCAATAGCAGTAAATGAATCTGACTTAACACCTGAATAGGTGGTGAATCCTGTTGCTGTTGGTTCGGTCTGGAAGTAACTATCCGTTGCACTAGATGCATTAAAACCAGGATATAAGTATGCGGATTGTTGAGCAATAAAGTCCTTATAGTAATTTCTTTCAGGTGCAGCAACATCAGATACTGAGTTAGAACCTTTAGAAAGGAAGAGACTCTTCTCAAGAATACTTCCCTGAATTCCTGTTACTGATCCAGTATCATCAACCACGACAACGTGCATGGTATCATTTCTACCACTTCTTTCTTCACTATACCTACTTGTAGTTGGTTTTGATGCAACCTGTTTCCAATAAATTGTAGAGTTGGTTAAATCCAATGTCTGATTATTGTACCAGTCAGATACCGTAGTAACACCAGTAATCAAACTATTAGCTAATAAAGTAGATCCATTATCAGTGTTAATACCAGAAGAGTTTACAGCAAATAGTGTATTTCCTTTTGATATTGATGATTGTGGATCAAATTGAGCATAATCGATTGCAGTTTCAGTAGCACCAGCACCAGTTGTTTGAACTCTTGATACAATCTTTACATCAATTGTACTTTGTTCAGTAGTGCTTGTGTTAGTAGCAACCCCAGTAATAATACCTTTTACATATCCATTAGTAGTTGATGTTGTACCAACTCCTGCTGTTGTTCCACTGTATGCCCAAGTAACACCTGTTCCTACACTGAAACCAAACTTACTAAGATCTACTGTAGAGAATCCAACAGTTTGATCTGCTATGTCATCAATAAAACATACCTTAAGATCATTTGCCCATGTACCAGGATCTTTAGCAGCCCATGTCCATGCACTTGTTATATCAGTATAACTTCCTTGATAGTCATCATAGTTTTTAATTTTGATATTACTTGTAGAAGCAATACCGACTCCTCCAATCGGAGCACCTGCATTTGCATTATTAAGTGTTGCACCGTCTGCTCTTGCAACTTTTAAAACACCCCCATAGGAGAGGAAAGATGATGCACTCAACCAATACTCATACTGCCTATCAGTT